ATACATCTCATTCAACTTCAACAACGCCATATTTAACTCATGGTTAATCTTACCGGCTTCGATTGTTGCTATTTCCACCCACTCAGCAACTGTCTTTATGTTTGGCTTTGCTTTCGTTCCTAAATCAATTAAAGATTCCCTTGTGAGTGATTTGTACCACAATGCTTTTACTTTACTTTCCGGTCTATACGAAACAAAATACATCGTTTCTAACTTAGGATTGACAGTGAAGTAATGCAGCACTTGGTGGATGTTGTCGCTTGGTATATCATTCGATAAAATAGTCTCGGTATGCTTCTTTGATCTTGGGCATTTGATTTCAAGACCTATTGTATCATCTTCTGAAAGTCCGTCCGGTGAAATGCCGAGTATTGGAATAGCGGTGTTTTGAATGAATCCAATTTCTTTGAATGATATGAATAGTTCATCTGATATTGCCTCGCGTGCATACGGCTCAAGTTCAGTCCCTCTAAGCATATCAGCAGAACTATATGAATCTTCTAACTCCCAATCCTCAATGTGCTGCGAAATTAGATCTATTAGTAGTGTATCGGATTTTACAAACAATCCTTTACTTGCAGTGCCGGTGATTTTGCCATGTCGCAATTCTAACCAATCTGCTGTGCCTTGTACTATGTCGTGCTTAATCATTTTGTAATTGTTTTAAAAGTTCGTCTGCTTGTCTAACTGATTCTATCGCTAAATCTTCTCTTGATATCTCCAAATTTGGGCAAGCGCAAAATCCTTGCATAGCTAAACCTGCAAAATATTCACGTTTTGTTAGCCCTCTCAATCCTGATTTATCTTGGTTTAAATCTAAGATTGGGTTTATTGGTCGTTCTGATTCTTTCATAATTGCTCTATTTGTTCTTCCGTTAATACATAATCTTTAATCAATTGCTCCTTATCAAATTTACCACTTTTAATCGCATCTAATGCCTTTGTAAATCTTTCTTGGTTAATCGGTTGCTTTTGCTTGATAATAACGTTTGGCTTTACGCATATGCCTCCGGTAACTTCTTTGCCAAATTTAACCGATGGATTGAAATACAATTCAATTTGTACACCTATCCAATTAGTAAGAAGTCTACTTTCCGCAGCTGTACATTTTTTTAATTCTTTTACAATATAAGATATGTTTTTTCTATTACCTGAATTAACTACAAATGGCTTTACATCTTCAACAAAATGAACTATGTAGCCCTCAAGAAATTTTCCGTTAACATCTTCACCTATTGTCTTTCCGTTTACTATTTCATTCTTTGAATAGTAAGCGTCTTTAATTGTCAAAATACATTGACCTTTTTCTGTTACAATTGAATCGACATCTACACCGGCTATATGTGTTGATTTACGATACTTTTGGCAATCTACATTGTACTCTTTCATACTTTTATTTTTTAAAGTTATACAATCCAAGTAACAAGCGGTCGGAATGGACTTGTTAACTTGGATTGTTTATCTAATTTATATCTTGGATTTGGTTTCCGACCTTTATCCGATATGCAAATATAATACTTTTTATTTAATCTAACACAATTCTATTAAATTTATTTCCTCACTTCTCAAGATACAACCAGTTTTAAACCAGCAGTCATCTTTTGCTATCTCTATTGCTTGCTCTTCACTCGTTGCAAATGTCTCTATAAAGTGAATTTGCTTGTACGTTACTCTAAATCTTTTCATAATATTTTAGTTTTAAATTCTTCAAGTGAACGGATTAGCCAATACTCAAAACCCAATGCAGTAACTCGCTCTTGGAAATCTATTTGTTTATCGGATTGTTTACCTTTCGCATCCTTAAATTCGCAGAATATTACACGATTTTCTAATACTATAATTGTATCCGATGCACCCGCAAGCATTCCAGTTGCTTTTTTAAACATTTGTTCGCTTGCATTTCGTCCCTCATTTGGCACACTAAACATAATTAGTCTTGGGTTATGGTGTTTTAAACAAAATGTATTGTTAAACCAAATATAGCACGCTTGTTGTATTGCTGATTCTTTCATAAGTTTCTATTTTCTATTTGAATTTTTGCCCATTTATGGTGATACTTCATTAATTTTCCGTAGATTTTAAAATCGTTTGCAGTTTTTAAATGGTAATATATCCAATTCTTTGAGTAATTTTTTTGCTGCTGAATTTGTATTAACATATCTATACTCGCAGTCTTGGCTAATTCTTGTATTTCCGGACCTGACATCAATACCAATTGTGCAAATACTTGTTCTTCTATTTCCTTTTGTGAGGCTTCCATTACCTCTCCACATTCCGGACAAACCATAATATTTGAACTCATCGCAAACGAACAACTCGGACAATTTTTTATGGGTGCTGCACCTTCTTTTTTTTCTTTCTTTTTCAATGTCCAACGTCTCGGAAATTCCCAATAATTGTGCGTCTTAACATTGTTGCCAAAATCAAGTAAAGTAAACTCCGGTTTGTTAGGATAGATTCTTGAACCTCTACCCGCCATTTGCAAAAATAAAGGTAATGATTTTGTGGCACGATATAAAATAACCACTTCAATATTTGGTACATCGAATCCAGTTGTCAAGATTCCATAGTTAGAAATTATTGCGCCATCCGTATTTTTAAACCATTCAATCTTTTCTTTGCGCTCTAAATCTGTCATATAGCAGTCAACGTGTTCAATCGGTAATCCTTTATGCTTCCAATCTTCTACAAGTTCTCTACTACTTTCTACATTTGGAGCAAACACAATTGCTTTTTTACCATTGCAAATTCTTGTGTAATTTTCATACACTCCATGAAATAACTTTATCTCGCTGAATCTTTCCGCCATTGATTTCTCATCGTAATCTCCGCCTTTAGTTTTTACACCGGATAAATCCACTTTAACACCATACGTTTTACAAGGGGATAATTTGCCTTTTATAATTAAATCCGGTGTGTCAATTACTTGCACTATTTCGTTATAGAATTTCTCAAGTGATTCTTGTTTACCTTCCCGATGTGGTGTAGCAGTTGCGCCAATTACAAATGTTTTATCCGAAACGTATTCAAAGATGGGGTCAAAAATAGATTTGTGTGCCTCATCAAGTATAATCAGATCCAAAGACTTTATTAGTTCCTGATATTCGACATTCTTCATTCTTCGCATAACTGTTTGAATCATTCCAACATAAAGAGAATGTGAAAAATCTACCTTTTTATTTGGCTTAATTTCGTTACAATGCAAACCCATCTCAACAAGTGCGCCTGAACTTTGGGAAAACAATTCCTTTCTATCTGTTAGAATCAAAATCCGCTTATTTTTAGCAAATGCTTCTTTTGTCATATAGCTAAACATAATCGTCTTTCCGCTTCCAGTTGCAGAGCATAAAATCAAACGCTTATTTCCGTTAGCAAAATGCTTTTTTATCTCCGTAATATATTGCTCCTGATAATCGTATAACTGAATCATATAGTGAAAGGATTAATTTGTTGCATAATCTCGGATTTTCTCTCTACATAATATTTATTTGAACGCTCACGAAATAATGGATTGCCAAATGTTTGCTTCAATTCACTACCTAACTTCTTCATTGAAAGAATGCGCTGCTTTGAATGTGTTTCGATTATATCTTTTATTTCAGTTGCAGTTAACCACTCGCCTCTATCTTCAGGAACATTAAAGAATTTAAATATCAATTCACGCTCAAATGGGATGGATTCAAACGACCTTCCTACTTCATTTAGTACGCTCAATTCTGTATCTACTAACTGATAGACCTCTCCACTTGTGTATGCACGATGTAATTCCATAAACAAATCATCCTTATCAATTGAATTGTATAATGAATGATCAATGCTTATTACTTCAACGGGTAAAATTCTTGTGTTTCCAGTTGAATCGTTAATTAATTGGTGATCATTGGATGTGCCACACAAAATAGCTAATCGTTTATAATCTTCGTTATATCTTCCGTAAGCTGCACGAAGGGAAAAATAATTCTTAGACGTCAACTCTTTAAACTTCTTTTCGTCTTGTTTTGATTTTCCACCCATCTCATCGTCCATTACGATAAGTTTCTCACACATTAGTAGTTCATCATCCTTTCCTCTATCCAAATTGGATTCAGCGTAATAAGGTTGTAATGCGCTTGGCAACATTCTTCTAAACCATTCTGTCTTTCCGGTATTTTGTCCACCCGTTAAAGATAAAACTGAACGCACAGGGTTACCATATATACAAGCTATCATTCCAATTATCCACTTTCTTATGAATCTATCCTTTAATGGTGTGTCACTCTTTACGGAATCACATAACCTTTGAATGTTTCCGGTTGAAATTCTATGCTTATTTGCTTCAACATACTCAAAAAATGGGTTGTATTCAGGAATATTAACTGACTGAATTATTCGATTCACAATATCAAATGTAATTGCTTTGTCATCAAAGGTTATTCTGCATTCCAAAAATACGCTATTAAACTCCTTGTCATACATCGGAACACCATCCCATTCGTATTTCCTTGTAATTGTGTTTTTCCGTATCTTAAAACGCTTTAAAATGAAATTAGAGCAGTTTACAATCATATTCTCTGCGCTATTTTCGTAGCGAATATCCATATCTCTGCGCTCAAATACTTCATTTACTATCTCAAGTGCTTCTTTTTCATCAATATTCTTGTCTAATTGCAGTTGTTTAGCAGCTTCAATCTTCGGAGTGTTCATTCTTTTAGCAAGTTTCACGCTTGAAATTGCTCTATCGGAATTATATTTCGACAAATCAACACCGGCTAACTTCAAAAAATAGTAAAATGTACCAACATTTACACCAGTTCCGTTTCGTTTTAGTGAGATATCGTACTGCTTATCTGTTTGTACCTTGTTATATTTCTCGGAATAAGAGCATAACTTGTGAAAATAATCCCTTCCATCTTCTCCAAATCCTGAAACAAGCGCAAAAGATAGGTTTAGATAATCGTAATACTCATCTACTACCGATTTATTAACTTGCATAACCAATTCTCCAACCTCTGTTTTAGGAACAATGATTGAAAAATTCTTGGCAATGGTTTTCTTTTCAATTTTTACCTTTGCTTTTTTAGATTTTGGATTCAAGAATAAATCAGGGTCATAACTTACAAATCTACAACTCGCTACATTCTTTGGTGCGGGGTCAACTGTGATTCCAAATTTTTGATAGTAGTATTCGGAGATGAAATTATAACTTTCCTTATGTTTGGATGGGTCTATCTTGCATATTACCGCAAATCCGGTATTGCTTACAGATGCAAACGATGCGTATGTATACTCATCTTGGTTAATCTTGCTGCGATCCGTATAATCGTCAATGTCAATTGCAATGAATCCGGAATGCTTTTCTAATTGCGATTCATTTCTTTGATTGAATGTTCCACCAATCGTAACTGCGGGTAATTCTTTCTTATGAAGTTTCTTCCGTTCTTCATTTTCCTCCGACCTTACAAGTTCAACTTTAGTTTTCCACTCGCCATTCTTAACCTTGTCAAGAAATTCATCAACAGTTGTTCTGTCGAAATCTTTTTTCGTGTCTTTAACACTAATCCAATAACTTACCATATGTTTTATTTACGTTTTTTAATATCACGTTAAAAAAAAAGAGTGTAGCTGGAACGTGAACCACTTACGTTAAGCCGCTAAACTTAAACTACACGATGCAAATATAAAACAAATATCAATATAAAGTACATTTGCAAGGGTAAAAAGTGATTTGCAAGGGTAAAACATCGATTTGCAAGGGTAGCGCAAGGGTAGAATCTCAATGTTTTGCTGGGTTGCAAGGGATACAAGGGTAAAAGTTTTAATTATATATGAGATATATATTATTTTATTTTATAAATTAAAAAATAAATTATTTCTATTTGAAGTTTTAAAACTGTTGTTGTTTACCCTTGCTACCCTTGCGACCTTTGATAATCAAGTAGTTAAAAATTATTCTACCCTTGCAAAATTGGTAGGTTTTCATCGAATTGAAAACAATCTTCTACTTTTTCCAAAACTTTCATTTGAATTTCTCTCAAATCTTTAACAGTTGCACAATTTATAACCGCATATTCCAACCAAGATAATGGCTGCTTTTTTTCGCTATGCACAAAACAATCGTTTAAATTATCCGCTATTTCTTTTGTGTAAAGTTTAAATAGATCATCATTTTTGAAATCTTCGTATATTCTTAAGTAATGTAATATTGTTGCGTGGTCTTTTCCGCCAACGTAAGAGCCGATTGTCTTTAAATTGAATGTTGTGTTGAGTCGTAGAAATACAGCAGCGTACATTCGCTTATAAACTACATCACGCTTTCTTGTTATTTCGCAGATTCCTGATTCTTTAATTATCGAAATTGCTTTTTCAATGTCTATTTGTGTCTTCATACTTTTTTATTAAAGGTTTCGTTGTAGTACTGTTCTGATGTATTATATTCACCATCCATACCATCAAGATATGCTGTACGTATTATTTCCTTCTCCATTTCTTTGGCTCTATCAAAATTTGATTTCCATTCTTCATCTTTTTCAAACTCTGAATGTAAAATGTGGTCAACCAACCATTCTACTGCTGTTTGTTTCATTTTAAATCGTTTTTAAACATATCGCTTTGAAATTGACGAAATGCAAGTTTAATATTATTTTGTTGTTCAATTACCGATACATCTGCACCAGTTAAAAATACATCGTCTTGACTGATTAATGTTTCAATAACTTTTCTTAACTCTTTATTTAATTCAGGCAGAAAAATAGTATCGTTTAAGTCCTCTATTAAATCGCAAATGTATGGTAAGCCACCAACAATCATTAGATATGCTGAAATTCTTTTAAATGCAACGCTTCGTTCTTGTTTTAATAGCTTTGCCTTTGCTTTTTCTATTTGTTTCTTTGTCATAACTCTTCTTTTATATTGTATAAAAATTGTAATATCCCCCTAAATGTCCACGTTGCTAATATATTGTTTTCGTATGTCGTGGTTATTCGTTCATCCCAAATAGGTAATTCTTTTCTATTTTCTATTTTTTCTTGAAGGTAATTGTATAAAATATCCCTTGCTAATTCTTTTGTCATTTTTATATTCTTTTAAGTATAATTTATTTCAAATCGTCTATATTATATTCTTTTAAATATAATTCAATAACTCTTGTTGTCTTCGCTAAATCTTCTTTAAACTGTCCCTTCTTACGGCATCTTACCACTCTTTTTATGATATCAAATTCGTAAGCATTAAGCTCGTGCTGTTGTGCGAATAAATACAAGCTGCCATTCTCGTTGTTGTAATGCGCATCTTTTGCTTTGTACCCATCCTTTAAACTCATATAGTTCTTTGCTCGTTCTTTCGCTTCTAAATCGTTATACATATTTTCAATCTCTTTTGCTTTTGTTCTAAAATCATTCATTTCTTTTGTTTTTTATTTTCCCAATACATATCACATTTCCCATCTTTTACTTGCGGCATTATATAAGACTGCCAATATTCCGAAGATTGCGCAGTAAATCTGTAGCACGATTCTTTTACCTTACAATTTTTGCCTGTGCATTTTGCTATATCTGCCATATCAATTTGTTTTATTTTTCCATTCTTTCCAAGTGTCAAAATCTTTCAACTTCTCAGCTTGTTTCCTCTCCATTTCTTTGGCTTTTTCAATTACTTGCATATCTTTTAATCCAATGCTTTCTTTTAATTGCTCAACCAACCATTCTACTGCTGTCATTTTAGCCATCATATTAACTATTTATTATCGTTTATACCTTTTTTAGCTAACATATTACCCACCTGAAGACCATACCATTCGTGTTCACCATTCAACGACATTCTTTTAATACCATCAGGATATATCGTTTTTGCTATTTTAAGCGTGTTTAAAGGTACATAAGTGTT